CGTCAATATGACAACAATAACATTTGGAGAACTTGAATATGATTTTCCTAGGACCCTTAACCTGATTGGCGGCGTGACTGAGAATCACCCCGTCGACTTTTCAACAGCTGTGCGTTACCAGAACATCAATGCTTCGGTTAACGTCACACGGGCTACAGAGCCCAAGCGTACCGCCCAGCCCATTAAGGGGGCGGTCATTGAGGGAGTACCTATTCAGGTGGTGTCACAGAGCGAGGGGGCTACTCTTCATGCTGTAAAGAAAAGATGTGATTATCTCCCCAAGAAGGACGTATCTGCCCAGTTTATGGAGGGGCATGCACTGCTCATGGACAAGATCCATGAGAGGGAGACTATACGTCTGGACCGGGAGCAGATCACAGCTTATCTTGACGAGATGAGCGGACAAAAGCGGGAGAGGCTTGGGGCCTTGCTCGACTCGTTGGACTTCACACTACCTGGATACACGGACAAGGTCGTGTTTGCAAAAAGCGAAGCGTTGATTAAACATGATGGTGCCCAACCACGTGTCGTCTACCAAGGTGGAGACATGTACAATCTTGTAATGGGCGCCGTCGTGTTTTATTTGTCACGTCGGATTGCTGAGGAATTGTCACGCAAAAATCCCAAGAACAAAGGGAATGAAGTTATTTATTGCGTGGGCATGACAGCAGACGAGATAGCGGATATAGTGCAGCACACAGCTGGCGAGGCCATGGAAAACGATTTCAAGAACAACGACGGGACGCAGCCCGCCGGTGTTCGCAAGCCGGAAGCCATGTTTTATTACAAACTTGGTGCACCGGAATGGTTTGTTCGTGAGTTCGCAGCTAACACCAGTGTAAGGGTATTTACAAGATATGGTGTCAAGGGTACAGTGAAGGGTCAACGTTGGAGTGGTGAGGTCACCACTACAACTGGTAATGGTTACGTTAACGCGTGCACTTCACTGGCGGCGGTAGCAGCGGCAGGGATCACGGAGAGTACCGTTTTGGTATACGGGGATGATAATTTAACGTACACTTGTGGAGACAGGAAGGCATTGTGTGAGGCCTTTGTCGAAGTGGCGGAAAGCAGCGGGATGAAGGCCGAACCAATGGTGGTCGACATCAGGGAGAAAGCGTCGTTCTTGCGAAAACGCTTCGTCCCGTCTGTGGAGAAAACATTCCCCGTACCGTCCTTTGGTCGAGTTTTGGCGAAATTGCCGGTCAGAGCTATTTTCAATGCTCAGGTCAGCGACAACGATTACATGGCTGGTAAACTGTTGAGTGCAGCTTACGAGCATCGCCATATCTCTTCTATCAGAACGATACTTCTCCAAACATCACAGCAGCTATCTGAGAAGCCCTACCTGGACATGCGGAATCAGGCTATGGCTTATAAGTACACTGCAGAGGAACTCATTGAGATGACTACGACAGCGCAAACAATTGATCGTCAAATGTTCGTTGATTTTCTCAATAAGGTATACAACGTCGGCGAAAACGATCTAAGGGATTGTTACATTTCAGTATGTGACGGTATCTTAGGGTTTTCGCGAGTGAACCATCGAAAGGGCAAAGACAACAATAGTACGCCCCACATCGCTCC